TCGTAGTGCGGTGCGAACAGGAACACGCGCAGCTCGATGCCCTGATACAACACGGCGACAGCGCCCCACTTGTGCCCTGTCACCAGCATCTGGCCTTGTAACTGAATCGGGCCACGCGCCAGGTGCGGCACTTCCTCGGGCATGGTCTTGGTCAGCTTGGCCTCCAGCACGCCGGGCCCGTCAAGCACGATTGAGTCTTGGCCAACCACAAAGATGCCCTTGTCGGGGTCTGGAAAGATCTCCTGCCCGGTGCCGTGGCCAACGCCATCTAGGCTGCACGACAGCGGAATGCTGCTGTGCGTATAGGCTTGGCCAATCTGGGTGTCGTAGTCGGTGATGCCCAGCCGCATGACTGCCTGCTGCAAGATCACCGGCTCAAGCGTATTGCCCCAGCCCATGGCCTCATTGCCAATGTCTGGCCGCTCCTTGCCATCGATGGCATTGATGCTGTATTGCAATTCGTCATTCGGGGTGCTGTACCGGCTGAACCCGAGCAAGCCGGGCAACCGGCTGGCGCTCATTGCTTTGTCATCTGTTAATTTGCCTGCCATTTTTTACTCCTGTAATTTGTAAACACGCACCACCCTGGCATGCGCTTGGGGATGGACGGCCTCTGTGTAGCCGACCGACTTAAACTGCTTGGTGCGAAAGACCGCGCCCAAGACAGATGGATGGACACCCGGTGGCACCTCGATGATGGCCCGGATGTCATTGATGGATACCTCGCCACGCTGCTTGCAGACCAGCACGGCCAGCGACCGGCAGCGCTCAAGAAACTGGTGGTCTCGCTGCTCAAAGATGTCGAGCTGGCGATCGCGCATGTCTCGGCCTGAGTTAATCATTTGCAAAGTACTCCTTGAGGGTGGGTATGACGGGCCGCTCAAGTGCTTGAACCGGGGTCTTTTCCGTTGGCACCCAGCCAAACCTACGCCAGGTCTGGGTGACATCAGTCTTGGCGGCTGGCACATACTCACAGCCCTGCAAGAGGGTCTTTGTTGGGAGTGTTGGGGGAGTGATCGTGATCATATGGGCATCCAGATCAGTAGAACTACGCAAGCCACGAACAGCGCGGCCACGGTAATTTTTTCAGACAGGGTTTCATGCATTGTTGTACTCCAGGTTGAGGCGTTTCAGAAGGTTGGAGGCCTGTGTTGGCCCCCAGGTCACATTGCCACGGGGCGTGGCTACACCGCGAGCCTCAAGGGCCGCAGCAATGTCTCTCAGGGTGCTGGCACCAGACCGGGCAATGATGTCGCGCACGATTGGACCAACCTTGTCAGCGTACTTGTCGGCTTTGACCTTGATCACTTGCACTCCAATGGCCGAGCCGATCTCAGGTGTCGGGCATCCCAGCGTGCGGCCCTTGGCCTTGACTTGGGCCAGCGCTGACTTGGTGCGCTCGGAGATCTTGCGTGCCTCCCACTCAGCGAACACGGCCATCATCTGCAAGAAGGTGCGGTCAGCCTCGGGCATGTCAGCGCAGACAAAGGGCACGCCAGACTCAAGCAGGCCAGAGATGAAGTGAACATTGCGAGCCAGGCGATCCAGCTTGGCAATCACCAGCATGGCCTTGGCCTTCTTGGCGGTGGCCATGGCGGCGGCGAGCTGCTCGCGGTCATTCTTGCGGCCAGACTCGACCTCGGTGAACTCGGCAACCAGCTCGGCAACGCCGATGTGCTTGGCCACGGCTGCACGCTGGGCATCGAGGCCAAGGCCAGATTGGCCCTGGCGGTCAGTGGAAACGCGGTAATAAGCTACGAATTTGGTGGTCATGTTGATCCCCTTCTGTTGCTTAGTAACGGATGCCAACAGTGGCGGGATCGATGCCAGCTTCGCTTAAACGCTCGCCAGTGTTGCAATGAAGCTGAACCAGCATTGCAGCCCAGAATTCTTCGGAATTGTCATCCCTATCAAAGCCAGCATCGATACAGTTTTCCGCATCAGTGCACATGTTGCAGTAGTCCCAGCCATGAGCGGCGGCGACCTGCTCTGTCAGGGCTAAATATTTGGCTTTGTTGGTCATGTTGAACTCCTTTAGGCGTTATCTGCCTGTTGAACATGATCGCAGTGTATATCGCTTTGGTAGGCTGTGCAAGTCTTTTTATTAGGACTTACCCTTAGATCGCAAGAAAGTTGCAGATGGCCTGCCTGCAAGCATATCTGGGTGATATACACTGAGCGCATGGAAACACCTACACCCAAACTCAAACCCTTTCTGATGCGCCTGCACCCGCAGACGCGCCAACTGTTGGACACTGCCGCTGCCGACCAGCACCGCAGCGTTTCGTCCATCATTGACCAGTGCGTCAGAGACCAGCTCCAACCCCGCTACGGCGAGCTCACGCCCCGGCTCCAGCGGTTCCTGTCTGGCGTGAGGCAACCATGACCCACGCAGACGCAGTGCGCATCCTGGACATGTCCAAGGATGGCGTGGAGTACCCCATTGCTGTGATTGTCGAGGCTCTGGCCATGTGCGGTGATGCCGACCATGCCACCCAGATCCCATGCCCCGAGATGGAAGAGTTTGTCAAGGCTCTTAGGCAGTCTGGTGCGCTATGAGCGAGACCATCCTTGCCCTTGACCTGGGCACCACCACCGGCTGGGCATGCAGGCAGATGACCGGCCCTGTCGTGCATGGGTGGTCGAGCTTTAAGCCTGGCCGCTATGAGGGTGGCGGCATGCGCTACTTGCGGTTCAAGCAGTGGCTGACCGAGCTCAAGGGCACGCTGGGCGGTGAGATCCACGCTGTGTACTTTGAGGAAGTCAGGCGGCATGCCAGCACCGACTCAGCGCATGTCTATGGCGGCTTGCTGGCCACGCTGACCGCCTGGTGCGAGCACCACAAGATCCCGTACCAAGGCGTGCCGGTGGGCACGATCAAAAAGCACGCAACCGGCAAGGGGAACGCTGGCAAGGAACAGATGGTCGCGGCCATGCAGGCCAAGGGCCACCCAATAACAGATGACAACGAGGCAGACGCGCTGGCGATCCTGCATTGGAGCTTGGAGCAACACGCATGACCACGCACATGACCAAGACATGGTTTGATGGCAAGAACATCATCAAGCAGGAAATACCCGAGGCTGAAATCTACAAGCGAGAGTGGGTAGGGCTGACGAATAAGGAGCTTTTTGAAATCTTGGATAAAGCAAACACTCGATATCAGGCCGTGCAAATGACGGAAGACAAACTCAAGGAGAAGAACGCTTGATCACCGCCCTCACCTTCTTTGCGCTGGTCAGCCTGGGTTCGGGCCTGACACTGCTGGCCATCTACTGCCTGATCAAGCTGTGCGAGGTGAAGTGATGCACATCAGCTATGTCAAGCTCTACCGTGATGATGACGGCGTGGTCAGGGACACCCAATCAGCCAATGGCGAGTTCCGCAACTTGCACCATCAGATCGAGCTGCTCAAGAACGCGCTGGAGATCGAGATGCAGGCAGTCGCCGACCTACGCGAGCTGCTCGATCAGGTCAGGCGCATGGCGCTGGAGCTCAATGAGCAACTAATCAAGGGCAATGACTGACATGATCTGCCCCGTATGCAAGGCCTGGGTCGAGGTCAAGGAGACCCGTCAGCGCCCAGACAACATTACCTACAGGCGCTATGAATGCGCCAACACGCACAGGTTTGTAACCACCGAGGCGGTGACCAGAGTCATCAAGGCCAAGGCACCCAAGCCCCAATGAAACTCTTAAAGAGGCAGTTCAAGGTATGGTATCCAAAGCACAAGGGGCCAATCGAGCCCGACATGACCATCATGCTGATGGCCTGCGCACGGGAGCTGCTGACCACCTGGGAGACGCTCAAGGACAAGGAGCTGATCACCCGGCACCTGGCCAGCATGGACAAGCTCTACGGGCCCGGAGCAGAGCAGCGGGTGCGCGACTACATGCATGAAATCAAGAACACTGAAAGAGGTTTATGAATGAGCTGGCTTTATTCGCAGGCGCTGGTGGAGGAATACTCGGGGGACACCTCCTCGGATGGCGAACAGTCTGCGCCGTTGAGTGGGAGCCCTACCCAGCAAGCGTATTGTGCGCCCGACAAAATGACGGCCTTCTCCCGCCTTTCCCGATTTGGGATGATGTTCAGACCTTTGACGGCAAGCCGTGGCGAGGCATTGTTGATGTCGTATCTGGCGGGTTTCCCTGCCAAGACATCTCAGCCGCAGGGGCGGGTGCTGGAATTGATGGAGAGCGATCAGGAATGTGGACAGAAATGGCTCGCATCATTCGTGAAGTTCGACCCAGCCATGTCTTTGTGGAGAACTCACCAATGCTCACTACTCGGGGACTTGGATCAGTTCTTGGAGACTTGGCCGCAATGGGGTTTGATGCAAGGTGGGGAGTGCTGGGAGCTGACTTTGCAGGATTTGACCATAAGCGAAACCGAATCTGGATTGTTGCCGACCATGTTGGCGACAGATTGGAAGGGGGGAACAACAGCCGCTCGCCAAGACAATGGAAAACTAAGATTCGATCAATGGCGGGACTATGTAAAGCTAAAACACGGCTTGACATACCCGCACCCGATGCATTCGGAGATGCGAATGGGATGGCCGCTCGGGTGGACAGACTTAAAGCCATTGGCAACGGACAAGTCCCGCTCTGCGCTGCAACAGCATGGAGGCTGCTAAGTGAGCGCCATGCCTGACAACATTGTCCAGTTCAAGCTGCCTGCCAAGAAGCCCCGCATCTACCTCAAGGAGGCGATGCCAGACCAGCGCAAGATCTCGGTCATGCCCATCAAGGCGCTGACAGACCCAGCCCTGACAGACGGCTCAATCAGAACCCTGGGCGTGCTGTGCTCCTACTGCAACCGGGCAGGCATCACCTGGGTGAGCCAAGCCAGGCTGGCCAAAGACCTCAACATCAGCCGCCAAGCCATCACCAACCAGATCATGCGACTGAGAGCTGCTGGCTATGTGGAGATCCTCAAGAAGGGTTTCAGAGGCGAGCGGTGTAACACCCTGCGGGTCATCTACGACTCAACAGTAGACGCTGAGACAGCCATGGCGGTCACCTCCAGCATCGAGGACACCAGACCGCCATTAATCATAAAGGAGCAACGAGACCAGGCAGACAAAGCAGACTTAGAGGGCCAGCAAAGGGTCGCCCAAGCCATCAGCAAAGCACTCAGACAACCAGCAAAGAGGAGTCCAATCGTGGTCAAATCAACCGACACAATGACAGTCAAGAGCATCAAGAATGCCATCAAAAAGGCAAAGCCAGCCACTTCACAGCCTGTGGATAACTCACTGCACATAGGACACCCAGCAGTGTCCAGTGAAGTGCAAAAAGAGGTCTCACATAGGCAACCAATAGGACACTCTGGAGTGTCCCTAAACGCTGAGAACACTAGTAGACAGGGTACTAGTAGACAGGTTGTTAAAGAGAGTCTTTTAACAAGGATGAATTCAAGTAACCTGTTAACAAGTAACTTGACTTCAGTTCTTGGACACCAAGAAATTGCAGAGCTGATTGCAGACGGAGTCGGAGCCAAGGACATCGAGGCCAGCCTGGCCGTGCTGCTGCCGCTGTACCGCGCCGAGGGGATCGAGCCCACCGCCAGCGTCCTGATGGTCGGGATCAGGCAGTTGAAGGCAGATGCCCGATGAATGCATGCCCC